TGCTGTTGGAAGAAACTCGAAATTGATCATACTTTTCAGCCTGTCAGCTTCTGCGGCTGGAAAGTCGATCACTCCAGCTTCGCGCTGATTTTGTGTTGCTGGTTTGGTTGTTAGATTAATGATGAACACTTTAATCTCCTGTTGGGTGAGACCCTGACACAGGTTGAACTGTGTCAGGGTTTGGTGGTTACCTTTTTGCAATGATAAACATGCGTTCCATCCGCAGCAGCTGTTTGGACACTTGTGACATCGACTCTAACAATATGTGAATGTTGATGTCTGTAGGGTCATTTAGATATTTGGACAAATCCCGCTTCTCGTAGTCCATTTCCAATGCATCAAACAGGGCTTTCCGCGCCTGCCGTAGATCATGCATCAAGGCTTTTAATTCTTTTAGTGTCTTTTGTTTCATGTTTTAAGCTCCTATGTGGTTTATATTGATTGCTAATGTATCACAAAGGCATACATAAAACAACAATAAATTGATTAAATTTTAAGCAGATTCCGAAATAATTTGAAAATAATTAAGTTTTGTCGTATATTTTCAGTGTGATTAAAGGGTTTTTCCATTCCAGTTTTCAGACTCTGGCCGGCATTCGGTTACCTGCACGATTACGCACTTGTGTATCCTGTTTCTCTTTGGATTGTTCAAAGTAAGATATAGATCGATAGCAGACTGCATGTCTGTTGCTCCGATTGTATCGCTCGTTAGGCACCACCTGTGCGGTGCTTTGGTATCCCGTGGTTGGTGCTTGATTATGATTCTGAATTCCATTGTTCAATCTCCATTAGTGGTTATGAATTACACTGATACCAGCAGCGTTGAGTGCCGGTATCAGATCCGGTCCAAAGAAACACATTTCATCAATCATAGCAACCGAACATCCGCTCCACCGCGCCATGCTGACAACTGCCGCTGCTTTAATGTTTTAGTTCTCATGATCTAATCTCCTATATAGTGGTTTGTACTGATTATTAATGTAACACAAAGGCATACATAAAACAACAATAGATTGATTAAATTTTAAGCAGATTCAGAAATAATTTGAAAATAATCCAGTTTTGTCGTATATTTTCAGTGTGATTAAAGGTAATTGACATGGCAAACAAGATAATTTGTACAAAAGCACTTGCAGATAAGCTATTCAAGCGCCTTGCGCAGGGCGAATCTCTAATGTCGATCTGTCGGGATAAAAGTATGCCTTCGCGAACAGTGGTGTATAACTGGCTCAAAAGAAAACAAAAACGGCTTCACGCGCGACTACGCGCATGCGAGGTCTGTTGGCTTAGATGTTCTGGCAGATGAAATAATAGAAATTAGCGATTCAGAAGTATTCAGAACAGACAGCGGTAACGTAGATTCTGCTGATGTTCAACGCAAACGTCTGCAAGTTGATGCGAGAAAATGGATACTAGCAAAACTCGCGCCGACAAAGTACGGTGAGCGTTCAAGCCTTGAGCTTACCGGGGAAAAGTGGCGGTCCGGTGGAATTCTCAGAAACTGAACGGGCTGCGAAAGTAAAAGCTTTGATTGCTTCAGCTAACAAGCGAAAGTTGAGAGTTGTCAGTTGACGTCTACCGCTGCACAAGCGGCTTACAAGGCACTAGGTAGGGGGCTAGCTAGTTTCCCTCCAGGTCCAGGATTAAAGGCAAAATACAGGCTTACAGGGCGCCTACAGCCGGTTTCCAGGTCCATCCAGGGGCAGGTCCAGGCTTCCAGGTACTAGACAGAGCACTAGACAGGGGGCTAGCTAGTCGATAATGAGCTCAATGCAACAAGCTTCTGATAACTTCGATCCTGATCTGTTGAACTATCTGACAAAAGCGGAGCTTACGGAGCTTGATAGTCTGCTTGCGAGTGATCCACTACCCTGGCGGCCGTTACCTGGGCCCCAAACAATGGCACTTGAATCAAAGGCTGATGTTGTTGGATTCGGAGGTGCTGCCGGCGGCGGCAAGACAGATCTGGCCTGCGGTATAGCACTCACACAGCACAGAAAATCAGGGATATCTCGCTCGGCTGGTACTGAGATGACCGCTATCGTTGATCGGCTTGAGGAACTAATTGGCAGCAAAGAAGGCTATAACGGCAAAGACAAGATCTGGCGCACCAAACGATACGACAACAAGTCATTGCAGATCGAGCTTATGTCCTTCCCGAATCCGGGTGATGAGAAGAAACACAGGGGCAGGCCGCACGATCTGCTTGTGTTCGATGAAGCTGAAGATATGCGCGAGTTCCAGGTAAGGTTCCTGATGGGTTGGCTTCGCACGACAGTCCCAGGTCAGCGCTGCAGGGTGCTTATGACCTTTAACCCGCCGGCGGAAGTAGAAGGGCGCTGGTTAATCAGCTACTTTGCGCCATGGCTTGATAAAAAGTATCCGCATCCCGCTGCACCTGGCGAGCTCCGCTACTTCGCAACTGTTGACGGGAAGGATGTCGAGCGCAATAACGGTAAAGCATTCAAGCACAACAATGAAATAATCAAACCGCTGTCTCGAACGTTTATTCCTTCGCGGATCACTGACAATCCGTATTTGATGAATACGGGATATATGTCAACACTGCAAGCCATGCCTGAGCCGCTGCGGTCTCAGATGCTACACGGCGACTTTCAGGCTGGTATCTCTGATGATCCATGGCAAGTGATACCGACAGAGTGGGTTGAGGCTGCAATGAGTCGGTGGACACTGCCGGCAAAGCTGGATGAAATGGATGCGGTCGGCTGTGATGTGGCGCGAGGTGGAAAGGATCAGACAATAATCGCCAGGCGTCATGGGATGTGGTTCGATGAACCGCTGGTATATCCTGGATCGACCACGCCGAACGGTCCCAAGGTCGCATCGCTGTGCATCGCTGCAGTGCGCAACCAAGCGCCGATCCATATCGATGTGATCGGTGTGGGGTCATCACCCTACGATTTCCTTGTTGAATCGAATCAGCAAGTGATTGGCGTCAATGTATCAGAATCATCTGCAGGTCGAGACAAGTCTGGCCGACTATCATTCAGGAATCTGAGAAGTGATCTGGTTTGGCGTATGCGTGAGGCTCTGGACCCAACAAACAACACAGGGATAATGCTACCGGATAGTTCTGAGCTGCTTGCAGACTTGTGCGCATACACCTGGAAATTGGCTGGTTCAACGATATACGTCCACAGTCGTGAGGAAATTCTAAAGCAAATTGGGCGGTCACCCGACTATGCAAGCGCATACCTTTTAGCGTTGATAGATACCCCGAAATTAGCGGTGATGCAAGCCATAGGTGGCAGTGAGCGAACGAATATACTTGATTATGATCCATATAATGTGAGTTAATATAGCGTTATGAACAGAGCGAAAGTCGGATCAACTGGCGGAAAGGGCGCACCTAGGCGGTTTAATGGCGAGTATATTGGCCGATTCAAGGGGCTGAGCGGCTATAAAGGCGGTCAAGTTGGTACTGTATTCAAGCATCCGCTTTACAATGCGCCGCCTGGTGGCTGGCCGCATGGCGGTGGTCCATTAAACAAGTTTGGAAGTTTCGTACACAAAAAAGTTACCGGGCCGGCAGCAAACTTTACTGCTGCGCATCCATATCTTGTTGCTGCATTGGCTACTGGTGGTGCTTTTGCGTATGCTGGTGCTGCTGGCGCGGCTGGTGGTGCTGCAGGAACAACTGCAAGCGGTGCTGGTGGTGGCAGTCTGGCTGGTGGTGCTGCAGGAGCTGGTGGTATNGGCGCTGTAGGATTCGAGAGTGTTCCAGGTGGTCTAAGCCTTGGCGGTGGTAGCCTGGCCGGTGGTGGTGCTGCATTAGGTGGTGCAGGCGCTGGTGGTGGTGCAGCAGGTGGTGGTGGCTTCTTTGGTGGGGTAAGCGGCTGGAAAGCTGCGCAGACTGGATTGATGGGGCTATCACTGTTAGGTGGTGCAAAGTCTGGTGCAAGTGGGGCACAGCAAGCAAACAATGATTTACAGGGACTAATCACAAGTCAGAATCAAGCGGCTGCGAATGCGTTAGCAGAGAGCACGCGTTACCATGATGCTGCGTTAGCTATGCAAGCAGATGCGAATGCACAGGCTATAGCGCAAGCTCAAGCTTCGGCACGTAATGCTGAAATAGCAATTAACAGAGCAAATCAGAAGCGGCCAAATGGTAGGGCGCTACTGGATCAGGCGCGGCAAGCTGGTAGGCGTGGGCAGTCTGGTACAATGCTAACAGGTTCGCGTGGTGTTGATCCAAGTACGCTGACTCTTGGGAGCGTTACGTTACTCGGAGCGTAGTTAAATGGGTAATTCAAATTCAAAAGTACCGCGTTCAAAGCTTGCTTCACGATGGGAGCGGCTAAAGACAGACCGCGCTTCATGGTGGTCGCACTGGATGGAAATAAACAGCTATCTATTGCCAAGGTCCGGCCAGTTCTATAAACAAACAAGAAACAACAAGAACAAAAGCAGATATAACAAGATAAACGATTCAACAGGTACGCGAGCATTACGGATACTTGCTGCTGGCATGATGTCAGGATTAACCAGTCCTGCACGTCCGTGGTTCAGGTTAGGGACTATGGACCCTATACTGTCAGAGGATCATGATGTAAAAGAGTGGTTGAGCGATATAACTAATATCATGCTTTCGGTATTCCAGGGTTCTAACATATATCGGTCATTACATTCGGCTTATGAAGAATTAGGGGCATATGGAACGGCTGCAATCATTCTATTGCCTGATTTTAAATCAGTTATTCATGCTTATCCGTTGACTGCCGGCGAATATGCTATCGCAACCAACTGGAAGGGTGAAGTTACCACCTTGTTTCGTGAATTCCAGAAAACGGTTAGCGAAGTAGTTACTGAGTTTGGCATTGAGAATGTATCTGAGGCAACGCATAGTCTATTCGATAGTGGCAGTCTTGACGTGCCTGTCAATATAATTCATGCAATAGAGCCGCGCACTGATCGGGACGCATCAAAGCTTGATAACAAAAATATGCCGTTTAGATCTGTGTACTTTGAGCAGGGCTGTCAGCCAAACAAGTATTTACGTGAGTCTGGATTCAATAGATTCCCTGGAATGGTCCCGCGCTGGTCAACGTCTGCAGGCAGTGTATATGGTGACGCTCCAGGTATGGAGTCACTTGGCGATAATAAACAACTGCAGCATGAGCAATTACGCAAGGCGCAAGGTATTGACTACCAGACTAATCCGCCATTGCAAGTACCGATTAGCATGAAAGGCAGGGGAGTGGACCGGCTACCTGGTGGCGTCAGTTATGTTGATCAGGTATCTCAGAATTCAGGAGTACGCACAGCATTCGATGTAAACCTGCGGCTTGATTTTCTATTGAATGATATCCAGGACGTTAGAAACCGAATAAATAGCACGTTTTATGCAGATCTGTTTTTGATGTTAGCAAATCAGACAGATGCGCGAATGACGGCGACAGAAGTTGCCGAGAGGCATGAAGAAAAGCTCTTAATGCTTGGTCCTGTGCTTGAACGTCTGCAGAATGAGCTACTGGATCCTCTGATTGAGATAACATTCGATCAAATTATGGCGTCTGGCATGGCGCCACCTGCACCAGAGGCATTGATGAACAGTCCGATTAAGGTCGAATTGATCAGTATGCTGGCCCAGGCACAGAGGGCAATCGGTACGAATAGCATTGATAGATTTGTTGGCAATCTTGGCCAGGTATCGCAACTCAAGCCTGAGACACTGGATAAGTTCGATGCGGATACTTGGGTTGATGTTTACTCTGATTCTCTTGGTCTTGATCCAGGGATTGTGGTTCCTGATGATCGGGTTGAGAAGATCAGGCAGCAACGTGCACAGCAGCAGGCGCAACAGCAGCAACAGGATCAACAGCAGCAGCAGGCAGATATTGCGCAAAAGCTTTCTGCTACGAAAACTGACGGGCAAAATGCATTAACCGATGCTACAAGAGCATTCAGCGGCTATAGTTAGCCAAGGTGGGTAGTCATATGGAGGCGAGGGTAGTACGGCTTGAAGAAAAGGCGCATAACATGGATGAAATTATTAATGATCTATCTGCGAGGTTTCTGAAGCACGTTGACAAGGAAGAAATTGCTTTTGAAAGGCTTTATGAGCGGCTCAGGGATATTAGTGATGAGATACAAAAAGCATTTAGTGAGCGAGACAAGGCAATAAATAGTTTAGACAAGCGAATAGTCAAGCTACTGGCCTATGCTACTGCAGCATTTACTGTGCTTACCTTGTTGATCCAGGTGGGGATTAAGGCGATATGAGAATTGCTATCTGTGCCGGCCATCATGAGAGCGCCAGGGGTGCCGTTAATGAAAAGTATATGTGCAATGAGCATGATGAGGCGGTGCTTGTTGTTGAGCATATGCGAAGTAAATTATTTGAACAAGGGCATTATGCACCAGTCTTTGGTGGATCTTTAAGGGATAAGATTACCGCTATCAATGATCGACAAGTTAGATCTGGTCGCTTGATATTCACTTTAATTCAGGTGGGGGCCAGGGCTGTGAAGTGCTTTATGTTCCAAGGTCAATAGAACGCAAGCGGCAAGCGGCTATTATGTCGAAGGCAATCAGCGAAGTGATGGGAATCAGTGACCGTGGTGCAAAACCTGGGTTTTATCAAGGTGGGCGCAGGCCTGGAACGCATGTTGATGCATTTGTTGCGCGAACAACTTGCCCTGCATTTATTGTTGAACCGTTTTTTATTGATAATGATGCAGGCGTTGAATACTGGTTTGTGAATGATCGGCATGAGCGAATTGCTGATGCTATAGTCAGTGGTATTACTGAAGCATTTTGCTGGACGGAGACAGAGCCATGATGGTAAGCATGAAAATTAATAAGTCAGAGGGTGAAATGCCATTAACAAAGGATGAATATGGTTATGGATTGCGGGTATCACTGAATGCAGAACAGACTAAGGCGCTAGGGATTACAGAGCTTATCAAGCCAGGTACAAGTGTGCATTTGAATGCGATGTCTTTTGTTGATCGATCAGAAAAGTCTGTTGATAGTGACAGTGATAATGATGGAAATATTCCTGATTTAACGCTGACACTGCAGATCACAGACCTTGAATTTAATTATGATGATGGTCGTAGTTCAATCCAGAAACTATATGAAAAAAGTGGAATGAATCCATAATGTGGTATTATTATGCAAGATCCATTTGATATTAGAGGGCAAGAGCGTGCAGCTAAGGATAAAGAGGAGCTTGAAGAGCTTGCCTTACAGATTGAGATTGACGATCTAAAATGGCTTATGAGTAACAAGCGGGGGCGTAGGTTTATCTTCCGCTTGCTGGAACTGGCAGGAGTATGGCGAATTTCCTTCAACACCAACGCGCTTACTATGGCATTCAACGAAGGTATGCGGAACGGTGGGTTGAGGCTTATATCGCAATTAACAGAACACTGTCAGGCACGTTATGCAGAAATGCTTAGAGAGAGCACAAACGATGGATAGTGAAACACTGATTACGGAAGGCCAAGAATCCAATACAGCCGAACCGCAAGCCGCTGATGAGACTACTACGGTAGATGATACTGATGTAGAAACTACTGAAGAAGCCTCTGAGGCATCACAGCAACAGCCAGTTAAGGAACCCGATTCTGAGATTAAGCCGGATGAAGGGAAAAAGGCACCCGAAAAGTATGAATTCAAGAGTCCTGATGATTCGCAGCAGTTAGATGATGCGGTTATCAGTGCATTTTCGGATGTTGCAAGAGAACTGGATATGTCACAGGATGCTGCGCAAAAGATTGTTGATACACTGGCACCTGCTTTGCAGGAACAGCAAGTAGAGCAATTTACAGCAGTACGCAATGAGTGGGCGCAATCTTCAAAGAATGACAAGGAATTCGGGGGCGATGCTCTTGATGAAAGCCTTGCTACGGCGAAGAAGGCGATGGACACTTTTGGCACACCTGAGCTAACAGAGTTGCTAAACACTTCTGGTTTGGGGAATCATCCTGAGATTATCAGGGCGTTTTACCGGGCTGGGAAAGTAATAAGCGAGGATACATTTGTTGGTGGTCAGAAGGCAGAAGCAAGCCCTAAGACCACAGCGCAGCGCATGTACCCTGGCATGAACCCGTAAATTATTGGAGATAATCATGGCACTTTTATCAGCAGGCCAACTTACATTGGCTGATATTTCAAAAACGGCTTAGCCCGGATGGTACGGTTGATCCTATCGCCGAGCTATTGAGTCAGCAGAACTATATTCATGAAGATATTGTTCGTAGCGAGGCCAATCAACCAACCAGTCATGTTGTTACGATCAGAACAGGATTGCCGACGGTATATTGGAGAGAATATAACCAAGGTGTTCCGCTGAGCAAATCAACGACTGCGCAAGTTACTGAGCCTTGTGCGATGCTTGAGGCCCGGTCACACATTGACGCGAAACTGTTGGAACTTAACGGCAACAGTGCAGCCTATCGACTGTCAGAGGAATCACCGTTTATTGAGGCGATGAATCAGGAAATGACCGGCAAGTTGTTCAACGGCAATGTTGGCGCAGACATGAATTCATTTTCAGGTTTGTCCACACGTTACAGTTCTACGACAGCAGGCAACGGGCAGAATGTTATCCTGGCCGGCGGGTCTGGTGCGGACAATGCATCGATGTACCTGGTTGTTTGGGGTGAGCAAACGGTATTTTGCCCCTTCCCTAAAGGTTCCAAGGCAGGACTGTCTACGCGGGATCTTGGCGAGGAGTCAGTGCAGGATGCAAGTGGCAACTACTTCCAGGCTGCGCGGTCTCTGTTTCAATGGGATTCAGGCCTGGTTGTCAAGGATTGGCGCTTTGTTGTTCGCATTGCAAACATTGACGTTAGCGATTGGATTGGTGTTGCAAATACGCAGACTTCAACAGCCGCAACCAATCTTATCAAGTTGATGATGCGAGCGATAGCCCGGATTCCGAACATGAACATGGGTCGAGCAGCGTTTTATGCCAATCGGTCTATCTGTGAGGGTCTGATGATCCAGGGGCTTGAAAAATCCTCTGCAGTGCTGAATGTTCAGAAGGCGCTAACACAGTTTGGTACTGATATGACGCAGCTCACATTCATGGGGATACCTGTGCGAACTATTGATCAGCTAGGTATTGCTGAAACACTTGTATCCTAATTCTAAGGAGATATTAAAATGCTTAATGATTCATTATTGCAGCTTTCTGATGCGCAAGCTGTTACTGCAACTGCAGTTTCAACGAATACGATTGACCTTAGTGTTAGTCGGGATATTGGAGCCGGTAATGACGTTTATGCCACCTTTGGCGTGGATGTTAGCGCCGCATCTGGTGGTGCGTCTACGGTTACCTTTGATGTCATATCGGCCTCTAACGCGGCACTATCTGCAGGGGTAACTGTGCTGGTTTCATCGGGGGCTATCGGTAAGGCGGATCTTGTTGCGGGTAGAGCACCTATCAGCATCTGCATCCCACAATCCGCATTGACTACGCTACCGATTGGGCAGCGGTATCTTGGTGTTCGGTATACAGTGGGCACTGCTAACCTGACTGCGGGATCGTTTACAGCGAACATCACTGATTCTGAGGTGAGCGTTGGTAAATACTATCCTAGCGGTTTCTCTGTTGCGTAATCGAGGTGAATTATGGCTAAGTATCGAACTGATGTTGATATATTGATTTCCCATGAATGCCGGATTGCTAAAGCGGGTGAGGAGTTTGAAACAGACTTTCCGAAGGGTATGGAGCTCGGAGAGAACCTGCACCTTGTGAAAGCAAAGCCTGGACGAAAGCCGGCAGGGAGACCTAAGTTAGCTGATACTTCAAGCCCTGAGTAACCATCATAATGTGGGGGTGTAAAAGCCCCCACAGCAACATGGAGGGGTTATATGAGTACAGATGTAGATATATGCAATCTTGCATTAGCAAATCTTGGTGATGTAGCAACGGTTGCCAGTATTTCCCCGCCAGAAGGATCCGCGCAAGCGGACCATTGTGCACGGTTTTACCCGATTGCACGGGATTCGTTACTTGTAAATAGCATCCCTGGAACTTCTCCACAAGGCGCATTGCACTGGCACAATTAACCAGCGCATGGTCTGAATGGGATTATGCCTATGCAAAACCTTCTAATGCGCTAAAGGTATGGGCAGTCTTACCACCTGATGTGAGTGATGACTATAGCGCACCTGCTTTACCGACTACGGTAGCGCCACCTGGAACAGTGAACTGGAGTATTTACACGCCACAGCCGTTTGTAGTTGAGGTTGATGCGGATGGTAATGACATCATTTACACTGATCAGGAGAGTGCTGTTTTAAGGTACTCAACGACAGTCACAGACACCAGTAAATTCTCCCATCTGTTTGTTGTCACATTGTCGTGGCATCTGGCATCTATGTTAGCCGGGCCTGTTATCAAGGGCAGTGCAGGTGCAGCAGAATCAAAAAGAGCAGCAGGGATGATGACGTCGTTTCTGTCAATGGCTACTACGTCAGATAGTAACCAGCAGCATCTGGATATTAAGCATAACGTGCCCTGGATGGCTGTGAGGTAGTATGCAGCGGTTCAATTCAGGCTTTAGAAGGAGCTCTAACGGTGGTCTAAAGACTTTAGAGCGGTCATTCAGCGGGGGTGAGTTATCCCCTGAAATGTTTGGCCGCATTGATGATAGTCAGTTTCAGAGTGGTCTAGCGCTTTGTCGAAACCTTATTGTCAAGCCACAAGGACCAGTAGAAAACAGAGCGGGAACTGAGTTTGTTCGGGAAGTAAAGGATTCAACAAAGGCTACCCGGTTGATACCCTTCACCTATTCGACAGACCAGACGATGGTTATTGAAGTAGGCGCTGGTTATTTTAGATTTCATACGCAAGGGGCAACACTGCTATCTGGTGGTGTTCCGTATGAGATAACGAATTCGTATGCCGAGGCTGATCTATTTGATATTCATTATGTACAATCGGCTGATGTGCTTACATTAACGCATCCGAATTATGCACCGGCAGAAATAAGACGGCTAGGCGCAACAAACTGGACGTTCACAACGATTCAGTTCACGCCAACAATATTACCGCCTACTAATGTAGTAGCGACATCAAGCGGATCCGGTGCAGATTATAACTATAGTTATGTGGTTATAACGGTTGGAAGTGATCAGATAACAGAATCAGAAGCCAGTTCTGCAGGTACGTGCACGAATAATCTATTTGTCACAGGCGGTAAGAATACGATCACCTGGACTGCTGCTTCAGGGGCTTTACGCTATAGCATATTCAAGGAACAGGGTGGCCTGTATGGGTATATTGGTCAGTCCTCTACAACGACCTTTGTTGATGACAATATTGCGCCAGATCTTAGCATAACGCCACCAGTGTATGATTCAGTATTCAATGCTGTGGATGATTATCCTGGGGCAGTATCCTATTTTTGAGCAACGTCGGAGTTTTTGCGGGAACGAACAACCAGAAGCAAAACATCTGGATGACAAAAAGCGGCACTGAGTCGGTGATGAGCTATTCATTGCCGGTGAGAAGTGATGACCGCATTGCATTCCGTATTGCAGCAAGAGAAGCAAATACGATACGGCATATTGTTCCGCTGACACAGCTTTTATTGTTGACCAGCTCTGCAGAATGGCGTGTTACGTCAGTAAACTCTGATGCAATTACGCCAACAACCATCAGTGTACGTCCACAGTCTCACGTAGGGGCCTCAAACGTACAGCCTGTTATCGTTAATAACTCACTGCTGTATTGTGCCTCAAGGGGGGGCCATGTACGCGAAATGGGCTATCAGTGGCAGGCTGACGGGTTTGTAACGGGTGACATGTCGATTCGATCAGCGCATCTATTCGATAATATGACCATTGCAGATATGGCTTATAGCAAGGCGCCACAGCCGTTGGTGTGGTTTGTATCTTCATCCGGCAAGTTATTAGGCTTGACCTATGTACCTGAGCAAAAGATTGGCGCATGGCATCAGCATGACACAGATGGGGCATTTGAAAGTTGTTGTGTTGTTGCAGAGGGCAATGAGGACGTTCTCTATGTGGTCGTGAAGCGTACTATTAATGGCAGTCAAGTGCGTTATATTGAACGCATGAAAACCAGGCTGTTTGCTACTCAATCTGATGCGTTCTTTGTTGATGCTGGTTTGACCTATGATGGTGCAGCAGCGACTACGATTAGCGGGTTGTCACATCTTGAAGGTAAGACTGTCAATATTCTTGCAGATGGTGCTGTGCATCCACAGCGAGTAGTGACTGGCGGTGCAATAACACTTAATCAGGCGGCATCCAAGGTGCATATCGGGTTGCCGATCACTGCAGATATAAATACATTGCCAGTTACCATGTATACTGATGGTGCATTTTCACAAGGTCGAGTGAAAAATGTAAACAAGGCATGGCTCAGGGTCTACCGATCAAGTGGTATATTTATTGGTCCTGATGCAGACAATTTAACAGAGGTCAAACAACGGACAACAGAACCCTATGGATCGCCGCCGGAACTCAAAACAGAGGAGATTGATCTAATGATCCCGCCAACATGGGGCGATGGCGGCCAGGTTTATGTACGTCAATCTGATCCATTGCCGCTAACCATTGTCAATCTAACGCTTGAGGTTGTCCTGGGGGATTGATATGAACTTTAACGATGTAATGAATGGGTTGGGGCTTATGTTCCAGCTATACGGTGCTGGTAAGGCAGCTAGTGGCAGTTTCTATGATGCAAAGGCTCAACAGCTCAGGTTAAATTATCAAGCAAGTATGATGGACTTTCAGACGGCGAGTCAAAAGTCCAATATGGAATTTCAGGCATCCTCGCAGCAGGCTAGTCTTGAATTCCAGGCACAGATAGCAGATATTAATGCGCGCATGGCTGAGCGAGCGGCTCAATCCGAGCTGCTTGCCGGCCAGCGAAGGATTGCTTCACTCACACTATCGGCGGGTCAGTTAAAGGGAAAACAACGCGCATCTATGGCGGCTAACGGTATTGACCTGGGTGTAGGTAGTGCAGCAGAAACACTTGCATCAACTGATTTGATGAAGGAGATTGATAAAAACACGTTAGAGGTCAATGCTGTACAGTCTGCATGGGGTTATCGGACGAAAGGATCAGCTTTCAGTAGTCAGGCGATAGTTCAACGTGGATCGGCATCTACCCTTGATGCATTTAAGGCAGCATCAGGTGCGTTTATTGATGCATCGAATACGGCGCCATACTTCCGGTCAACGGCATCTGCTATCAGCCCGTATGGGAGTGCTTTCACTTCTCTATTGGGTAGTGCAACGCCAATCTCTAATGCATTCTATAATTATGGGAGAGTAACCTGATGGCCAGGGTCCCAACATACGATCAGCAACGTGTTCAGCCAAGGCCAGCGCCATTTACGCCGGTAAGCGCACCAAGGTTTGGTTCTGGAATGCGTGATCCGCAGTTTACGCAAGGTCCAGTACCGGGCAATCTTAATCCTGCAGCAGCGCAAGACAAGGAAATGGGTCGGTCCATGCAGCGCTTGGGTGAAGAGTTTAACAGGCAAGCGGTTAGTATGCAGATTGATGCGAATAAGGCCATTGTCACTGATGCAGTGAATGCATCCATGCAGAAGGAGTTTGAGCTTGAGTATGGTGATAATGGGTATCTTACTCAGACCTATCGCAATGCGTTAGACAGAGCTGATAATAAGTCATTGTGGGATGAGTACGCGGGAAAACTTGGCAAGGCCAACGATGAGATTTCAAGAAAAATGCTCAGGAATGATGCACAGCGCAGGGCATTTAATGAAAGAACGTCAAAGCAGCATGTGGTATTTACTGGCAGAATTATGCAGCATGTTGCAAAAGAGCAGAAGAAGTACAATATCAGCGTTCAAGCCGGGAAAATGGCTATTGCTTCGCAACACCTTGCCAGTGCACAGACAGAAGTACAGCGTGAAGAAGCAAGGCAGCAGGTAACTGAAGCAGCAACTGAATTTGCCAGGTTAAGTGATTTGTCACCTGAGAGCGCACAGGCTGGCATTGTCAAGGCGTTATCAGGTCCGAATGCAGTTATCATAACCAGGATGGTTAATAACGGGCACAGTGATATTGCAAAGACTTATTTTCAAAATCATGCAGGCGAAATGACACCTGGCATAATGAAGCAGATGAGTGATCTGATTCATAGTGGTGAGCGTAAAGATTCTATCAATAATGCTGTCACAACCATTACAAGTAGTGGTAAATCTCCAGATGACATGCTAAAGGACGCAGGAAAAGTTAATAGTGATATAAAGGAGGATGTGCAGAGACTTGTTGCAGCAAACATCAGCCGGCAACGCATAGTGCATAATCAGCAATTAGAGCAGAATGCAGCTAAAGCAGCGGATATAGCCGCCAGTGGTGAAAGTATATTACCTTCATTGCTGAATGGGTTATCACCAGGTGTAAGAAATGCATTGGAATTGTACAGTACCCGTATAAAAAGTGGTGTTCCGATAGTAACGGATCCTGCTAAGTGGACTGAATATTACATGATGTCTGATGCGGATCGGGCAAAGATGACAACTAGCGAATACATGACCAAATACCTCAATGCATTCAATACATCCGCATACAATCGGGGTCTGCAATTATTTAAGGAATCGAAGGCTTTGGTTGCTGGCAATACTAAAGATCCTAATGGTCAAACTGTTGACCTTAGTAATACGACACGCGCGCAGTCTATATCGATGTATGTAAAATCGATTTATGGGTCTAATAAACTTACTAATGATACGACTAAAAAAATTGGTTTTTTCACTATAAAAGCCAATCAGAGATTTGATGATTTTATAGAAGCCCATCATCGCAAACCAAACGATACCGAAAAGCGTAAAATATTGGATATTCTGTATAAAGATATGGTATATGTTGACCAAACAGGTAGGGATCCTCTTGTTCGTTTCGCATCGCTTTCGCCAGAAGCCCAGGCAGATACCTATGTGCATGTCAATGGTAAGGATATTGCATGGAGTGACATACCGCCTGCTGCTGTCGAAGAGATAATATTAGTCCATAGGTACAAAAGCAACGGTTACTATCCAACACAGCAACAGATCGCTGAAGCATGGGTTCAGAAACAAGCCAATGAAAAGGAAAAGAGACAAGCTGCAATAGCTAATTCTCGCAATGAGAACGCAGATAAAAGGTGCAAAAACTAACAACCTTAATAAGAATGGTAGCAATGATTTCAGTCAGAAAGTAACTGAAGATAATGATAATGCTAATATGGATAACTTAGGTTCACCTGGAGCATAACGGTGGTTGATCAAAATATACCGTTTGATATTAAGTCAAGCCCTTATTACTCTATCATTAAGCCGAATCAGGAAGATCCGGCTGATCAAAATATACCGTTTGATATTAAGAAAAGCCCTTATTTTTCCATAATACAAAACAGGTTAGACGAGCAAGCTGCAGAAGTAAGACATGCTCTTGGCATTGGCATGGATACACCACCTGCTGTACAAGCAAAGCATGTAGCCCTCTCAGAAGCATCTGGTATGCCTGTATCCACTATTGAAAATAATCAACAGGATATAGAGAAAAAGGTAAAACTTGATTCTATTGATTACGTCAATATGCTTCAAGCCAGCCCACACTTGGCGCAATGGATTAAAGACAATCCTAGCAATCCATCACTGGCACAGAATGATGTTCATCACTTGGGGACGATTGATACGTTGCTTAATTATGGTGAAGCGTTGTGGAAGGGTGCTGGCTCCTCAACCAATGAATTTGCGCGATCAGTTAATGAGATTCTGGGTCTGGGGCTGTATTTGTATGATCCAATTGCTGGCAGGCATTTTCATGATCAATATAGCCATCCTTTTGTCGATCCGTTGAGTGAGCATAGACAAGCTTTTGAACTCCGCCAAGGCGCAGGGATTGTCGAAAAAGTGCTCTATGGTATTTCGAGTTTAGCTGAAACGATGGCGCAAGCAATACTTTCATCGCCCGTTCGTGGTCCTGAGCTAATTCTTGATTCGTGGAAGGCTTTGCAGCAGATCGTAACGCAATCCACCAGGATGTTTGCAGCTCCGTCGATCAGTGCCGGCGTGAATACTGGNNNTGATGTATACGAAAANACACAAGATCCTGTGAGGGCTTCACTGGCTGGATTGACAGAGGGTGTAATGAGCACAGGTAATGCCATTATCCCAGTGAGTATGCCAGGGAGACTTGTTTCAAGGCTGGCGGCGGGTTCGGTGGCTGGCCTTGTAGCCGGCGAAGCACAACGTCAGGTGATGAATAATGTATTGCCTAAAGTAATGCAGATGCCACTTGATACAGATCAAGCCATTGTAAATGCACTATCAGGATCATTTCTTGGCGGCGTAATGGGTCCAGGAATATACAGCAATTCAATGAAAGCTGTTGAGTCGAAACGTGCTACCGAATTTCTAAAGAAGCTGAATGAAATAGCCAACAAGACTGAAATCCTGAAACTTAGTCCGAGATCGTTTAAGGAATTTGTGAAGCAGGCCAGCAAGGATGGTCCTGTAGATACTGTATTTATTGATTCCAACACGTTGCTACAATCGCCTATTGCAGAGGACATTATATCGGTATCACCGGCGGTAGCAGATCAGATCAGTAACATTCAGAGAACTGGTGAGCCAGTTGATATGCCGATTAGCATTGCTGTCGATGAGTACATGGCAAAGATAGTCCCGTTAGACCAGTCAAATACGCTGATTAACGACCTTAAAATAGATCCAGGTGGGTTTAGTCGCAATCAGGCAATGGAGTACATTCCTGGCGCTGCTGATGAGCTACAGAGTGAAACTAAACAGATACTTGCCAATGCAAAAGTAGATGATGAATTCAAAGCGTCTGCAAAGGTTGTTCACGACACCTACATTGAGCACTTGGCGAAGGCCAGTCAATTTAGCAAGGCAGTCAACAAGGCTCATGCCACGGTAATGAGCAGTTTCTATGCAGTGACAGCGGCCAGAGTTGGCATGACACCAGAGGAATTATATAATCAGTATCCTCTGATCCCATACACAGAAGAAGGCTGGAATGAGGTACGTCAAAACAATGACTACATACAAACCAATGAGCAAGATTATGCTTTGGCGGCAAAGACTATTGCTGACAATTCAGTCAGTGGTATTGAAAAAGGTGGGGTATATGAAGCGCAAGGAAATACCGTATCCGAAACACCAGTCAAAGGATCTGTACATCCCGACAAGGTCGGAATCGGTGGGAAGGTACGATTCCAGAAGGTAAGCGACATTGCAACAGGGATCACTAAAGTAGAGGATTCATCTGATGCAGCACACTTGTCAGCAGACTTGCGGAAGGAAGCACAGGAGCATCTGCTTGCGATAGTCCTTGATAAAGATAAAAATGTTATCTCAGTTATTCGCCATAGCATAGGGTTACCTAGTAGTTCACAAGTATCTACTGGATTGCTCGCCGGGTCCATTGCCAGCGTACCAGGGGCTGATTCCTACTATCTTTCCCACAATCATCCTGCTGGTGTGACAGGATTGTCTAAGGATGATCTTGCAGTCTATATGAGAATAGACAGACTAACTAAAAGTGTGGGGATTAATGGTAAGGATATTATCGCTGTTACAGGCTTAGGGGAGTACGAAGGACTGCGTAGAGATTTACATACCAACACAGTTAAAAAGATCCCGGCAAAAGCACGGCTAAAGAAGGTCACGTTAAACACGCGACGCATATTCTCACCACCTAGCAAGCTTTCAATTGATAACGGTGCAAAGCTTAAAAAAGCTGCTAAGGATCTACTAAAAGGAAAAACAGGGGTAATCCTGACAGATTCACATAATCATCCAGTTGGGGTTATTGAGATAAGCATGGATAACATGAAACGCATCATCGGTACGGATGCGGCAAAAGAGTATCTCAAGGCAATACATTCAGGGAACGCGACTGCTCAGTTTTTGGTTATAGATGATTCTGCCGGGCATTATGAAGCTTTTACATCTGAGGCGGTATACAATATGCTAGGGCTTGGCAACGCTGCCGAATTGAGAACTGTAGATGCGTTAAATCTTGCATCAGGAAGCCGGTCTCTAGAAATTGGGATAAATGATTTCCAATCAGGAACTAAGGTATTCCATCAGGATAGCGAAGAACCTTCTGATTTGTATGTAGTGCACAATTTGTCAGAGGAGAATCTGGCTCATTCAGATAGGATGGGTGGCATTGCGGCACCTTCAATGGCTGTTAATCGCATTGGCACTGGTCCACTCTCTGGATTCGGAGGGATCAGCCTGATTGCTGGAAGTGATCTAATAAACAGCGGTGTAGCCAAGACATTTAATGCTGACGGATATACACCACGCTATCCATCTGTTGAGCGGGTTATTTCATACGATGCTTTTGACAAAGTGTTCAAGTCGATAAATGACCGGGCTGAAAAGTATGATGTAAGGGGTGTCGATATAGACACGTTAGAGAGAAATAGCAGATTCGCCCTTGATGATAATTATGCGATGAAACTTGCTTATCTTGTTGAAAATGGCAAGGTCCCAAAGGTCGTAATGAAGAAGGGCACAAACAATCCAGCTACCTATATAAATAGAGCTAATATACGAAATAGATTCGATCTCCTGAGCAAAAGGTACAGAGACGAATACCATCCTTGGGTTATGGATATGATGGACTCTGTGACTCAATCCGAGAGAATTCTTGATAAAATCACAGATAATGGTCGGAGATACCTGCCGCATAACCTGGATACTGTTGTTCGCATAATGAAGCGAGCACTACGTGATGGTGAGGGCATGAACTATGGTCTTGGCTCTGTTCGATCTGTTGTAGCAAAGCAATTCAAAAGCATTGCACAAATAAAGAAAAGCCGCAAAAGCATACTAAGTGAAGAAGATTTTGATAAAGTAAGAGAAGAGATTGGTTCTGAGTATCTTGCTCTTAGCGATGAGTTTGATTCTACGCTAAGTTATTCTAGTAGCGATGCTTATGATGAATCATTAAAAGAGCTTGGTAAATATGGCAGGGCGCATTTCAAAAAAGCCCATCCAGATGTGCCTGATAAGGCTATAGATCATGCAGTGGAATTTCTCGCAAAACTTCGCAATATGCCAACTGAGTATTTTGAAACAAAAATGCAACGTGCTGTCAAGCTTAGCGAATTCTCAGGGGCCGTTGTTCCTTGGGATGTGAGCCTAGCTACATTGGAGTTGCTTAAGAAGCATGGCCTTGATGTTGTGAGATATAATACTTATCTCGATAAACATGGCTTTTATGTTGATGATGAAAAGAATCCCGGTATGCCACATCAAGAAGAAGCTATCAGACAACTGGACGAAAAGAAAAANGATCCTTTTCCAGAAAGGAAAAAAGCAAAAACCGCTAGGCGCATTCGATCCGAAAACCCTATCCATAGGACTGTTTAAGAAGGAAAACTTTTCGACATTCTTGCATGAAGCAGGTCATGGATTTCTTGAGATTCAATTTGCACTGGCCAGCAAGATCCGCGATGAAGCTGCCAGTATAGGCGTTGAAAACATCAGTGAAAGCAAGATGGGTCTGGTACGCGACACTGAGACACTGTTGAATTGGTTTGGCGTAGAGAGCATGGATGCATGGCGGTCGCTGTCTAATGAAGAACTGACAAGCTATCATGAGAAGTTTGCGCGTGGCTTTGAAAAGTATCTTTATGAGGGCACATCACCGAACATTGAAATGCAGGTGCTTTTCAGAAGGTTCCGGGCATGGATGATTGCTGTATACAAGGGCGGGGTTGGATAAACATCTAAAGGTCGAGCTGTCCGATGAGGTGCGAGGTGTCTATGACAGGATGCTGGCGACAGATGAGCAGATAAAGCTGACCGAACAGGCACAAAGCCTTATCCCGTTGTTTGAGACAGCAGATCAGGGGGGCATGACACCAGAAGCTTTTGCTGCGTATCAAGCACTCAATCAAGATGCATCGGCTACTGCAGTTGAGGAACTGCAAGCGCGGTCCATGAAAAACATGCAGTGGATGCATAATGCGCATAATCGAGCAACCCGTAAGCGAAAAAAGGAAATAAAGACCCTACGCGATCACATGAAAATGTTGGTTCGTAGTGAGCTTATCAAGCAACCTGTATACCGGGCTTATCAGTTTCTGACGACAAAACGTGGTCCCAATGACAAGATAAAAGGGCCACCTAAAATAAAAAAGACAGCGGCACTTGATACCGAACACGATACATTGCTCACAGCTATTGCAAAGCTTGGTGGTCTTAACAGGAAGCTTGTTGTTTCTGAATGGGGTATTGATCCCACAGAATCTAACTATATGCCTGTTTTCGGCAAATATCTATTCCGTGCCGGCGATAACGGTGTAAGTATTGATGAAATGAGAGGGCTGTTAGCTGAACAAGGTTATCTTGATGAAAGTGATATACATGAATTTGAAATAAAGTTTGATGAAAGCCTCCACGGCCGGGATCACTATTCAACAGATTATGATTATGAAATACGCATTCCTGGCGATACTGTTGAGAATGTTATGGGGCTTAATGCCGGCAGACTAGACTATGCCAGCCTGGGTGAAATGGGTGTTCCACAGGATGTTATCGATAAGCTTGAAGCACGAAAGATGACAGTTGAGAAAGGTGGCATACATCCTGAAATTGTATCGTATATGTTTACTGGTGAAGATCCTACAGATTTTATGCGCCAGTTGGCAGAAGCAAAACCGTTAAAAGAAGCAATCCAGTCAGAGACAGATGCTCGAATGCTTGAGCGGTATGGTGATATGTCCTCACCCAAGGAATTGTCCTCTGCAGCAGATTCTGCAGTTCATAATTCGCTTAGAACACGCATGGTCACTATTGAAGCGAATGCACTGGCAAAGCTGACAGGAAAGCCAAGGATCATCGCACAGGCTGCAAAGAATTTTGCCAATAACACAATTGCAAGGCTTCGCCTGGGTGAGCTAACTACCGGGCAATACTCATCAGCAGAAGCCAGGGCCGCCCGTGCTGCTGCGAAAGCGAGCAAGGCTGGTGACATTGAGAAGGCGGCAACAGAAAAGCGCAATCAGGTTGTTCTGAGCTACCTGACAAAGGCTGCGCACAATGCCAAGATAAAGACAGAGCGAGATATAAAGTATCTCAGGAAGTTTTCGCGTAAAAATGTACGCAAGCGACTCACACAAGACTATCAAGATCAGATTGACAAGCTACTAGAGAATATTGATCTAAGACAAGTCAGCAAGAGAAAGCTTGATAGGCGTGCATCTTTAGATAAGTGGATACAGGCGCAGGTGGACAAAGGCATAACGCCAGACATTCCTGATTACTTGCTGAATTACAAAAAGTCATACAAGGACATGACGGTAGAAGAATTCCAGGGTCTGGTTGATAGTGTCAAGCAAATAGAATCTATCGGTAAGCGTATGCGTAAGCTGCTTGTTGCAAAGGATAAGCGCGAACTAAAGGCTGTGACAAATCAAGGTGGCATTGAAATACGTGCGAATGGCGGCAAAAGACGTCCAGAAGAAAAGCCAGGCAGATTCAAGCTCTGGCAAGAAGGGGTCCGTGCCGCGCATAGAAAGCTCAATTCGCTTCTGCGCCAGTTTGACGGGGGCAAATCTGATGGTTTCATGTGGAACCTTGTTGGTCGGACAAAAAATGAGTTATCCGACTACGAAGTTACTCAAAAAATGAAGGCTTCAAAGAAGCTTGCTGAAATGTACAAGCCTATTATGGAGCTGAAAGGCGGGATTAACGGCAATAAAAGCAAGCGCATGGTTCCGACAATTGGCAAGGCATTCACCAGGGGCCAACGCATTGCTTATATGCTTTATTGGGGAAGTGAAACAGGTCGAAACAGGATACTCAAGGGTGAGGGATGGAGAGCAGATCAGGTTGCTGAATTATTCAGCACAGCATCAGAGGCAGAGGCGAAGTTTGTTAATGATATATGGGAATACTACGATACATTCTGGCCTGAAATTGTAGCCAAGCAAAAACGTATTCTTGCAGTAGCGCCTAAGAAGGTAAAAAATGCACCTTACTCAATTACGACTATTGATGGTAAGACTATCAATATGCGTGGTGGGTATCATCGCATAGAGTATGATCGTTATAGAGGGGCTAATCCAGAATCAAGAACTGATAGCGAGCGTGCTGCAGAGGCGGCTGATAGGGCGTTACACGGATTCACTTATAACTTGATGACTGATCGTGGGCACCTGGAAACAAGAGCTGAGGATGTTGGTATGCCTCTTGATAGATCGCTTGATGTTATTGATAACCACATTGGTAGATTAATCCATGACCTTGCTTGGCATGAGTGGCTGATAGATGCATATCGCATATTTGATTCAAAAGATATAGCCGGCGCAATCAGGGAGCACTATGGGGCTGCTACCCTACACACAATCAAGGACGCCATTAGATCAATTGCCTCTGGTGATATTCTTCCACAAGATGGTGTTGAAGTAACCGAGGCATGGCTACGCAGGAACATTACCCGGTCTGTGATTGGAATGTCTGTTACCACAGGCTCATTACAGCCATTTGGTCTGTTCCAGGCTATGACCAGAAACCAGACAGGTGCAAAGTGGGTATTACGCGGTATGGCCAGGTGGATTGGTGATGCAGCAAGGTTCAGGAATGCGGCGGCTTTTGCTGCAGAAAAGTCTGATTTCATGTATATCCGTCTAAAGTCAACAACGAACATAAAGGAATTACAGGAAATTAGTGGGCGCATCAACCACGGCCAACACAAGGTAAAAGCCGCTTATAACGGTATTTTGTTTTATACTGTCAAGATGATGCAGCTAGTTTCAGACATACCGATATGGTTTGGTGAATATGAAAAGCAAATGACTCTCAGGCCTGATGATGAGGCCAGGGCGATACAATTGGCTAATGAAGCAGTGAGGAGCACACAAGGAACTGGTGAAACATCCGACTTGTCACAGGTCCAGATAAAGCACCCAATGTATGGTATCTTTTACAATTTCTTCAATACAACGTATAACCTCATTGCAGAATCTACTGCAATGACAAATTTCAAGCACCCTGCTTCTGTATTGGGATGGATGCTTGATATGGCGTTTCTTGCTGTTGTGCCGGCGATAGTTCCGAATATTATCATGAGCCTGTTTCGCGGTGATGACAATTGGGATAACTGGATTGACAAGATGGTAAAATGGGAAGCCAGCTACTTGTTGAATTTAATGGTAGGGGTACGCGAGCTAAGCGGATTAATAGAGGGCTTTACATACAGAGGTCCACCTGCATCGAGAATTGTTACCGATGTTCCAAGATTCTTGCGTAAAGTAGGCCAGGGTGAACTGAATCAGGCTTTATTCAATACAGGGATAAGAGCATTAGGAGCGGGAATTGGTGCACCATCAACGCAATTATTGCGCACTTATAAAGGATGGGTCGCATGGGATAACGGTGAAGCACCAGCGAGCTCAATATTTTTCGGGAAGCCTTGGAGAAATTAACACAGAGGTGATGAACTATGTCAATATCCAGCAGCACTAGAAAAGCAGGACCATATATCGGGGACGGGATAGTAACCGCATTGCCGTTTACTTTTAAGGTGTTTGCTACCAATGAAGTAAAGGTTGTTCAAACAGACGCCGCCGGCGTAGAAACAACACGCACCTTGACTGCAGATTACACGGTAACACTTAATGCTGACCAGGATACCAGCCCAGGTGGTACGGTAACCATGCTGGTGGCCCCTGCTGTTGGGTATTCTCATACGATTACAAGCACTGTTGCTGAAACACAAGGTGTCACACTGACAAATGCTGGAGGGTTCTATCCTACAGTCATAAATGATGCACTTGATCGATTGACTATTCTTGTACAGCAATTGTCTACTGATATTGCAGGCGCACTCAAGGTTGGAATTACCGATACTATTGGTAATATTCCTGCAGAATCCTTGCGATCTGATATGGGTCTTGGCTTTGACAGCAACGGAGATCCCATCGCCATACCTTTGACAACGTATCGCCAATGCTATACCGATAACGGAAAAAGCGGCAGCATTAGGGGTTGCTACCCTGGATGCCAGCGCAAGGCCATTACAAAGCCTGGCCGCACTCAATGGCAAGGCAATAAGCATTGCTGCTGATACAAATTTAGAAGCTTGGGCGGATGGATTTCCTGCTGCCGGGTTATATGATATTGACCTAACTGTGGCGCAAGGCAACCTTCCCATAGGCAAGTGGTACATCGAGTTGAGCAGGTATTCATCTGATACCAGTGGAACGGTGTATCACTCCATAAGGGCGACGGCATTAACCGGAACCGCGAATGTGATCTACCTGAACACCAGCATAGCGGGAACGTGGAGCGGGTGGGAAAAAGCTAAAGGGTTGGCGTCATTAAATGGTAAAGCGATACCCTTAACTGCGGATACGAACCTGCAAACATGGGCAGATACACTTCCAGAATCAGGTTTGTACGATATTTTTCTAAATGTCGCACAAGGCAACCTTTACACTGGCTGGTGGTACATTGAACTAAGTAGGAGCTCTGTCGATAGTTCAGGTAATCGTTATAACTCCATGCGAGCCACCGCGATGACCGGAACCGCAAATGTGGTTTACATGAACACGAACATATTTGGTACGTGGAGCGGGTGGAAGGATACCAGAGCACTCGGTGACGGTCAGACGTGGAAGGATAAGACTGGCACTTATTTGAACCATGTAACCTATACGAATAACTATGGTCGTACTATAGCCTTGTTC